ATCTCGCGCCCATCGTCGTAAACGCATCCGCCGTCAGCATTCGCGTTTGCGCGGCCCAGGGCCATGATCAAGCAGAACATCCCATCCACTTTGCCGCGTTGCCTGTTTTTAATGGGTCGAAGATTGCCGCTCACGTCTTCTTTTTTCTCTAGATTGGCCGCGTGCGATCGCAGTACCGGATTAGCGAGGTGCGCAATTCGTCGCGTCGGTATAAGTTCATCGAGCAGCTTTTTGGTAGGCTCGTGGAAGAATTCAAGCGTCTGCTTGAAAATCACCAGGCGCTCAACGGCGATACCTTCTTTTTGCAGATTGTTGGAAAATTGAGTTGAATTCCAAGGATCGAACGTAATCTCGCGAACATCGTACCGTTCACAGTCCTTGAGGACCTGCTCCATGACGGCGTCATAATCGACAACGGATCCTGGCGTGGTGAGCAGAAAACCTTCGCGGACCCAGACATCGTAAGGAAGGCGTGCTTCCTTGACCTTACGCTCGACATTGTCTTCCGGGACCCAGAAATGGGGGATAGCAATGTAGAGGTCGCAGTCGTCGGTCGGAGGGAAAAGCTTAAGCGAACAGGTAGTGTCTTCGGTGGAAGAGAGGTCCACCGCAATAAAACACGTGCGGCCTTCGAGGCGCTGCTCCATTTCCTCGCGTAGCACCTTGGCATCGCGGCCGGCCAGTGAAAATCCGACGCACTTATTCCAGTCTTCGGCGTCGATAGCGGCCGTCTCCTGATTTGTCCACTCACAGAAGTTGAGGCGCCGGACAACGTTTTGCTTGCTTGGCATTCCCTGTGCTTCCGCAACCTGCTCACGCAGATATTTGAGGGGAACGGAAACGCCCAGGTTCGGATTTGCTTTCGGCCAGACGCGCTCGTCGGTCCACTGGTCGTCCTTGTCGAGCTGGCAGACATAAGCAAACCAAGCGTCGTTCTCATCCTGCCGCTCTACGATGTGCTCCGAGTACTCATGCATGTGCCAGCAGACGGAATCACGGTCAAAGCCGGAATTGGTGATGCCGACAATGAGCGCCTGACGGCGTCCCTTAGTGCCGGCGCGCATCTTATCGACGACAACCGGGGTTGGATGTTCGTGGATTTCATCAAGAGCTGCATAGTGAACGCGCTTGCCGTCTAGTCCGCGTCCTTCTGAAGACACCGGCCGGAAAAACGATCCGCTCGCTGGGTGATACAGGTTGTGAATCTGCTGACCGCCAGATTTCACGATGCGCGACGACAGCGCCGGAGATGCGTCTACCATGTTCACTGCGTCGCGGAAAAGTATGCTGGCCTGGTCGCGCGTCGTCGCGGCGGCGTAACACTCGGCGTGCGCTTCCCCGTCCGCCGTCATCATGTAAATGCCGATGCCGCCAGCCAGAGGACTCTTGCCATTGCCCTTGCCAATCTCTATGTACGCGTTCCGGAAGCGTCGGAAGCCGTCCGCGCTCTTCCATCCGAAAAGTGAGCCGACGATGAATTGCTGCCATGGCGATAAAACGAAAGGCTTGCCAGCGTACTCTCCCTCAGAGAGCCGCAGCACGTCCGGGAAGAACCGGATTACGCGCTGCGCCGCATCGGGGTCCCAGAAAATCCCGCGTTTTGGGCCGTCTTTCAGGTCGCGCAGATGACGCTCGCACGCCAGCATGACCATGCGGCCGGCGAGAATCTTGCCGGCTACAACGTCGGCGCTATGCTGACTGACTGGATCGGATGGGCCGAACGTTTGCAAAGTATTGGTCGGCGGGGTCTTTAGTTTTCTCGCCATCGTTCACATTCAGCCGCGATCGTGACGCTGGCGTGAGACCAAACTCCACTTCGAACTGCTTCATAATCTTTGTCGCGTCGTTCCAGTGCTTCAGTAATTTCCCATGCTCGTCGTCAAGTGCAGCGGTGCCCAGGCGCTGTATCGCCTTCTCGGCTATTCGCTGATGAGAATACGCGGTGCAGAGGTTCGCGAGAGCTTCGCCGTCAACCCTGGTGAGCACTCCAAGCGCGAGCAACTCAGGAACTAGCGATTTCCACTTTCCAATAGCAAGCTTCGACAGGCCCTCTGGCATTTCCGGTTCGCCCGTAGCCGGTAATGGCTCTTTATTATTTAGTTTCCGCTTGCCCGGATTGCCGCGCGCCCTCTTTAGCGCCGTAGGGGTCGGGCGCCGTCCTTGTCCTCTGGCTCTGGCCATCTCTTTGTGAGTTACTGCGGAAAACCGGAAATTCTAATTTCGCGGAAATGCGTGTTCGCCCGGGCAACGGTCCGCAAGGGGCTCGACTTTAGAGAATTTGACCCCCCTCCCCCTAGGCTGCTTTTGCAGGCGCAGGAGCAGGCGTAAGTGCTGCCGCTGATGCGGCTTGCACGTTCAGGATCGCAACCACGGCGTTGACGATGTTCGTGAGGAACGTCGGGTCAACGGTGACCTTCTCAGCGGTGAGCAGCTGCGTCACGGTCGGCGTGACCATCGTCAGAACTTGCGCGAGCTTCTGCGCACCCGTTCCTGTCGCCGCACCGGATGCCGCGAATTTCTGCTCCACGGTTACGACGGCCTGCTGAATCAGATCAACGGAATTGACGACGCCTGCGAGCGGTGCGGCGGCTGGTGGAAATATCAGCGAGGCTATCGATACTGCGGATGGGAGATACTTCACAACGTCGGCCCACACCTTGAGAGCGTCCTTGCCAACCGTCTCCATAACCGAGATGAACTTACTTGCCATTTCGTAACCTCACTTTTTCAAGTTTAGATTTGATTCGAGAAGACCGCAGGAGCAGGACTTTCGCGCTTCATGCGGATATTTGCGAGCATCACCTTCGCGTATGGCTCGCCGTCGTAAAAAGCGTTCGCTAGTTCAGCGCCGACCGCATAGCTCAATCCGGTGTTGATTGGATCAGGTGAGCAATACGACTTTGTTGCTGGACCGGGATGCGCGTCTGGCAGCACGTACACAACACTATGTTCGCGTCTCGTCTGACTACGAATTAGCCAAACGACTAAGTCTTTCTCAATGTGTGGATGTAGATCAGCGTGCGTGAGGTGGTGATGCGAGCCATCGCCACACGTATGTGCGCGATAGTCTTCGAGCGTCCAGGTGCGCGGAATCGAGCAAATGGTTTTGCTGCGAGCCAATGTGTGTTGGAGGTTTAGAGGTACAATCTTGCAATGACCTGCGAACTAATCTCGATGACAATACTTGGGCTGGGGTTAGGGTTCTTCATCTTGTGGATTCTTTACCGGCGCAGTGGGTTGCCGTGAACAGAAACACCTCGGCGAAACCGAGGAGCCCCTGTTTTGAGCCTGGAGGACGGCTTGCCGCAACGCGGATTGCAGCGCTACGGCACAAACATCCATGCAGATGGTATGCGAACCGGCTGTAAATACAACAGTTTATTTAGGTTAGGTGTTACGTGTGGTAAAGACTGTACGGAAGGACAGGCTATCCCAATGTCGGCCGAGTTGGCTGAAGAATATCGAGCGTCGGTTCGGTTTCAATCATGGCCGCTGTATGACGAAGCTCTGCTTGAATAAATTCCAGGTTTATCCCTTTGTGTTTCTTCTTAACCTTGCTGTGCGATGCAGCCACTTTGTCGATCTTGGCATCGAGCCGCTTGATAACATCATTTCTAAATACGGTTTCCTCGGCGAGATAGAGGCGAACGCGATCGATAACCGCGTCTGTAATCTTTTGCGAAATTGCGGACGATTCAACCTTGGCTTCAATACGCTGTAACGCCTCCAAGATTACCGAGCAGTCTTCGCCGTCTAATTTCATTTTTATCTCCCCGGCCGTAGTGTACACTCCCAAACCGAAAACAAACAATCCGGCTGCGGTTCGTGCGGAGCCGAAGGCAGCTTCGGGCGCAACTCATGTGTGGATCGCAGCCTTCTTAGCCCCTGAGATTATGCTCTTGGCCTTTGAGTGAGACATTGTCTTCATTCTGGCGTTTATTTGTTCCTCGTATTTCTTACAAAATCGCCCTGTTTTTGCGACCGCAATCCACTGTCTGACTTTGCGAGATTTGGCGTGAATCTTACGGAAATACACTTCGTTGGTTTCGTCGGCCAATGCCTGTAAGGTCCCGACAATTTCGTCCATAAAATCCAGCGCCGCGCCATTAGAACTCATTTCTCACCTCGCGCCGCATCGACGGCGGCTTGGACCTTCGCTCTGCGAACACATATATCTCGTGCGCAGCATAAATTGTGCTCATCCAGCCGCGCCTCCGCTGCGGCCAGCTTCTCGTGCGCCTCGGCTGCGGCGAGTTGTTGGCGCATTTGTGATGCAATCTCTTTCAAGGCATCCCTGTAAGGTTCCGTTGCCTCATCCACCTTCGCCTGCACATGCGCCTGCAGCGCCTTGGTCGCGTCGGCGGTGATGAGGGCGCGGATCTTCGGCGCGTGGCAGCTGTTGTCGCATAACGACGACGAATGCATTTTCCCATCAGCCCGCATCGGCACGCCATCACGACACAGATCGCATTCGGTCCCAGCCGCCTGCTCCAGCGCCGCAGCCACGGCCGCCTGCACCGTGTCCGCACGCTCTTGGCGCAGGTGGTCGATAACTTTGACCTGCACGAATAAATGGCAGTTCCAATTAAGTTGCAGTTGTTCGT